GCCTTTGAGAAGAAATTACCAACGTAGGGTTCAACAGTACCTAACATTTCCAGACGTTCTCTAAGGATTTCTGCATCACGCAACTCTGCGAAATGACCATCCTGTAAGTAATCATACTGGATATGTTCTTTGATTTTATCCCACTCTTCTTCAGCAATCACACCTGTAAGAATAAGTTGTGTGCGAAGAACATCATGGAATAATGCGGAGAACTTTTTACGAAGTCTCTGTACAAATTTAGAGAACTTCAATTCATCTCTGGTAATCTCTGTAGACCGACCAAGAGAGAAATTCTGTTCTGCTTCCATTCTGGACATAGGTACGTTTAACGACCTATACAGTTTTCTCTGGAAGTATGTGATATCATCAATCTCACCAAGGTTTGAACCGCCAGGCAAGGTTGTGATTTCTGTACCTCGGCCACCTTCTCTACGAGGTAACCAGAAGTCTTCCAACATTGACATATGATTTCTATCGTCACGAATCTCACCAGTTGATGCATCATAGACCAACTTGTTACGATAACGACTCATCACATCTTTTAGGTATTGTTCCGCCTTAATTTTCGGAAGGTTACCAACGTCAATGTAGAAAATTCTACGTTCAGGCGCTCTTGAAATACGATAGATAACCAATGCATCTTCAATCATTCTTAACTGATTGACAGGTTTGATTGCCTTATGTAGATAAGACAATACTGTACCTTTAGTTTGGTCAACCAATCCAGAAGGACAATATGTAATGGAATCTGCCGTGATTTTTAGTGCGGCCTGTGGTGTTGCACTATTGTCTACTACCTTTTCATTGTACAGATAATATTCAATAGTTGCCTTTGTTTTATCAATACCAGTAATTGGGTCAGGCCGGTCTTTGATGACTTCCCTTACCTTCTTAATTTTTCTGGGGTCAATATAACGAAGTTCCTTGATTCCTTTTCTTGTCTCTTTCTTATCAATTACTTTGTGGTAATAGATACGACCATCAACATACCATCTACGAAAGATGTCATGTCCTTTGACATTGAAATCAAGTAATTGAAGAACTCTGTCGAACTCTTCATGAATACGTTTTTTAACTTTATCAGAATACTCTAACCTGTCTAAACGCAACGCAACAGGGGCATCGTACTCATTTGAAGCGATGCCTTCACTAACGATATCTTCAATTGCAGAATCACACTCTGGTTGAATCGCAATGTCACGATAACGTCTGATTAAATCGTTTTCTGTCTTGTCTCGCCCATCGACATCTAATGTTTGACTGTAGAAACCGCCACCAGCGACTTCAATAGTGCCATCATCAGATGAAGGGAGAGTAAAAGACTCTCCCTCATCCTTTGAACGAGTGATTTTGAAACCAAATAATTCAGCCATAATAACTCCTATTTTCTACTACTATTTAGTAGGTTTCTAGAAGTTAACTGCTGAGGCTTCAAAGTGGTGATATCTCCAAGTTACTCCGAACTCTTCAATAGCGTTAGCAGTCTCATAACTTAATTCGATAGGTGCAACCACTTGTGGGAAACATCCACGAAGGATATAAGACTTGAGAACTGTATCATCACGGTCAAGTTGCTCAACAATTAGGTCTGCTTGGTAATCAGCAACATTGATAAGACCAGTATTCGTCACAGTGTCATTCATGGCATTCTGCCATCTTTCCATTGCGTTACGAACCATGAAGTCAGTATCGTTAATGATTGTTGTTTCCCAAGTGTCAAACTCACTATCACCTACGATGTAGAGATTTCTACCTCTGAAGGGAATAGGAATTTCACCCATTGTTCTGCCAGGCAACGCAGCCGCCTTGACAAGGAATGAAGTTCTTCTTGCATCTAAACCAGTTGCAATTGCGCCAGGCGTGTTCATAGTTACACGAAACTGGTTTGCTCTTGCACCGCCACCTGTCAGTTGTGCCTTAAATTCATCAATAGTAGCCATCTAATTATCCTCCTATCTCTGAAAACGCAACTCCTGTCCTCACGGCAATGAAGTTTAGTTGAATGAAGTTGATTGAACGAGCAGGTTTGATGAAGATGTCTGCAACAAACTCGTTTCGGTCAATGACCTCACCTGTGTTATTTGTACCATCACAAACTACTGAGAAGTCTGTGATACCTCTACGACCTTGAATATCTCTCAAGAACGGTTCTACCAAGTTTCTGAACTGGGCCTGAGTAAACTCATCGTTAAACTCAAACAGTTGGAACTTAGCGGCAGTTGCAATTGCCTTCTCAAGAAGGATAAACAATCTACGAACATTAATTCGGTCAAATGCACTAGGCTTAGAAAGCGCAGTCTTATCACCGAACAATACTGTTCCTTGGCCTGGGAATGTTACGACAGGGTTAATTCTGGCAGGATACAATGTATCTCTTTGTGCCTTGGTTGGGTTAAACGCAAGTTTAACTGCACCACGAATTTGACCTCTGTTGAAACCGCCAGGCGAGAAGAATGGGTCTGCAACTGTATCTACGTTTGCACATAGACCAGCAATATCACCATTCAAAGGTACAAAGCGATATACATCGTTGAACTTATCGTACATATACTTGTATCCACTGTCGAATACTGCATAGGACGAACTTGCAAGTCCATCGAAGAATGCTTTTACGTTAGCGGCCTGAGTAATTGAACTTGAGACATTAACAACATCTGCCCTACGAGGAGAGATAAATGCGACAACATCTTTTCTTGCTTCTGCAATGTCAATAAGGTTAGTTGCATGAGTAGTTCCGTCTGCACTAGCAGGAGCAGTACCAGCCATGATAAGGTTTACATCGACTGTTTCAGCGTCTGCAAAGTTATCGTATGCAAGTTTCAGTTCACCAACTGTCACTGCATAGTCATCTGTACCACCAGCAAGGTTATCATCTTTGATACCACCTTTACCAGCAGTTGATGCGAATGTAGTGCCAGCAACTGGGTCTGTACCAGCATTTGACAATGAAGAGTCATGGTCTAACCAGTAGATAAATTCTGACTGACCGTAGATTACATCTGGATAGTAGTTAGTTCCACCCTGTGCAGTTTTAGCAGATGCGGCCTGTGATACGAATGGGAATGTTTCAAGAACAGAATTAGTTCTTTCACCATTTGTATCTGCTCTGAAACCAGAGATGTCACCAGTTCTGTCAAATACAACAACGTGTATTTCATCACCGATAAGACCTTTACCAGTTGCATATGTTGATGTGCCTGGGGCCGCATCAAACAAGTCATGAAATCTCCAACGTCTACGAACATTTGTCGCAGCAGCAAGAGCAGTTTTAAGACCACCACCGTTTGGATTGTCTAATTGTTTAATTGTTAGATTGTCAGTTGAGATTGCAGTAACCTCATATTCTTGACCATCTGCTTCTTGAAAATGTACGATGTCGCCTACATTAAATGCAGCACCACCGTCACCAGCAGAACCACCACCATTGTCAATTCCAACAGTAGTTGCACCAATAGCAGGAGTACCAGTTGTTACACCAAGTGTTCCAGCATTTCCAGCAAAGTTTTGTTCATATGCGGTTGCGTTAGAACAAATTGACACACCAAGTGAGTTACCATGTGTACCAGCAGTTCTTGCACCCCATTCACCACTAGAACCTTGTCCAGCGGAGTAGTTATTTAAATAATCTGTAGTATCCTTGATAAGTAAACCAGAACCACCACTCATTGCATTTAAAATGGCAGATTCGGCACGAACAACTCTGAGTGCGTTACCGTACTGCAAAAAGTTTGCAGCGGTGAACCATGTCTCAAAGTTACTTCCGTTTGGTTTACCGAAGACCTTCAGTAATTCTTGTTCCGAACTAATTGCAGTAATCTCACCTACAGGGCCCTTCTGGAATGCACCAGCAACGGCACCAATAGATGTTGCAACAGATGGAACAACATTAGTAAGGTCTACTTCTTTAACAAGAACGCCAGGCGATAATTGAAAAGGCATCTTTGTTTCTCCTATTACTTTATATTAAAGTTGTTCACTTCTCATATATTTATCAATTCTTAGTTTTCAAAACCCATTTTTATATGCACCATTGCATATAAATAAAACTATGACACATTACAAACAATACAAGGAAACCATAAAAGAAGTGACAAAGAGAAACTATCGTAAGAGAGTAATCTGGGTCAATGAATTCCTTGCAAATCAATCCTGTTGTAATTGTGGGGAAACCGAAACGGCTTGTCTTCAGTTCTACCCACATAATTCTAAAATACGTTCTCTGTCTAAACGTAAAGGTTTAAATGCACAATCACGACAAGAAGTTATAAAACTTATTGACCAATCTAAGATTGTGTGTGCTAACTGTTACCTTAAAATTGAAAACGATATTGTTGAGATTATATAGGGTTTTACCAATTTGTATCGTAGTTTCTCACAATAGGCGACCAACGTGTACCATATTCGTCAACCATTTCACCCACATTGCTATCTTCTAATCCATCAGTAAAGAAACCAAACGGGGCCATATCCTGTTCTAGTTGATTTTGATGTTCTAAGAACATCTTTTCTCTAAGGTCAATATCAGTAAGTTCTTTAAAATATTGTTGGTTTGTCATCCATGCAAACAACACACAACACATTGCAAGGTCATCTGTGTGTCCTTCTTCTGCCTGATACGATTGTCCATGTTGTACAAACGTAGATAATTCATCAATTAATTCGTAGTCGTTGATGACAAGTTTATCTGTCTCAACCATTTGTTTGAGATTTGAACACCCTAATGTTTTTACCGCCTTGGTTGTTCTCACACCAAGTTGGGCCTTACCACCAGAGAAACCTGCTCCAAGAATCTGACCAGCACGACCACGCATTGATGCCATAACTAGATTATCATATTCCAAGTCATACTGCATTGCAGTTGCGACCTGTTCTCCAATGTCATTTACCTCAATCATCACATATGCTTGATTATATCCTCTTGCGACTTGATGAATTATTGTAGGGAATAGTAACGGTTTAATTTCATTGTTACGATATTTTGCAACAATCTTATATGGTAATTGTGTTACATCAAATACGATAAATGCAGAATAGTCGTTGTTTGTTCCTCTTGCAACGTCCGCTACTAGTGCGTATGTGTGTCCTTCTTTGGGGTTTTCATATACATCAATACCAGCGTTTCTTTGAATTGGGTCATCATAGTGAAATGATTTAATCTTTGTAGGATGTATGAGTGTATTTACAGAACCCAAAAACTCACATTCAAATTCACGATTGAACTGTTCTTGTGAGGTGTTTGCAATGGTTTCTTCTTTCCACTTTTCATCTCGGCCTGGCACTTCTGACCAGTGAACCTCAATGGGAATGTAAGAGTTTCTTTCTGTCTCTGCGTCACTCCACAATTTATAGAATAAATTCATTCCATTGGGTGTGGAAACAATAATCACCTTAGTTGATTTACCAGATGAAATTGTAGGATACACAGAACTAAAGAAGTCCTCTGCGACATTGTGCGGCACGAATGCGAACTCATCCAAGAATATCATGTTGAATGAACCACCACGAACTGCACTAGATGATGTGGATGATGCAACAATGCGTGACCCATTTTCTAAGTCCAGTGAACCCTTGTTCCAAGACATAACGCCCTGTTGTAACCATTTTGGTAAGTTTTCATACGCAAGTTGAAGTCTTCCAAGAATATCTCTTGCAGTTGCGGCCTTGTTGGCGAGGATTGCAACATTCATACTTGGGTTGAATAGAACGTAGTGTAGGATATAGGACACGATTGTAGTTGTCTTACCAGACTGTCTGGGCAACTTACATATCGTAAATCTGTTACTGTGAATAGTTCCAACCATCTCTTTTTGAAATGGGAACATATTAAATGGAACAATTCCCTCATCCAAGGAAACAATCTTGATATAATTTTGACAGAAATACATGGGGTCTTCCATACATTTCTTATATTCAAGAATCTGTTCCTGTGTCCATTCGACAGGAACATTTGCTTTCTTTAAAAGGGGGTTTCCTAGATAGTGGTTTGCATCAGTCATGCAAATATTTAGTAAGTGTTAATTAGTCACCATCTACTGCAATATGTGTTGCATATGCGGTTTTGACTGCATCCGTGTGAAACTGTGCTGCCATTGCACGAACATCTGCACTTTCATTTGCAAGGTCATCTGAAGAGATATCTGGTGCAACAGTATGTCTGTGATAACTCCTTGAAATTTCTGCACCGTCTTCTTCAATAATAGTAGCAGTTCTTACTTGAATTATTTTGAACTCGCCTATTACTTCAATTTTATCTTGTTCTGTACGTTTTGTAATCGCCATTATTTTTCTCCTTTTGTCCGCCCCTAGAATCCACTAGAGGTATAAAGTCATTTAAAATGCTTTGTATACACCAGCAAACGAAAATATTCCAGTGCCTAAATTACCAATACCTAAGTGATGGTGACCGCCAGAGATATTAGTTCCTACAAGATAAGCAGCGGTGCTTCCTAGTTCCATAATTATATTCATATAACCATTTCCAGCACCAGATGGTAAAGCACAAGGTTGATTGATACCAACAGTAAGAGCACCTCTATAACCAGCAACGGCCGCAAAAGGCATAGTAAGTCTTAAAATACCGCCACCAGAACCCACTGAAGAGATGCTGGTTTGTCCATGCACCATTACAAATTGACCAACTTTTTCGTAGTACCCCAATGCTGTTTGTGTAGAATTTGTTCCCCCACCTTGTGTAATAGAAGCATCAAAGGTGCCTGTTTCATAATCGTCTAATTTATTAGCCGTGCCAGTTCCACCTAAAAATGCACCACTTGATAAATAAAGGTCTTTGAATCTAAGACTTGAAGTTCCTAAGTTATGAGAGTTATCTGTATTAGGATAAAACTGTGTACCATCTGTATTTAACTCCACACTACCACCAACTGCAAAAGACAAGTTAGTACCAGTAGAGTTTATAGTTAACTTACCAGAGTTGTTTGTAAGAGTTCCAACATCTGTTCCACCAATTCTAATATCAATTTGGTCATCAGTATCAGCTGTAAGACTCGTATCTCCATCAACATCAAGAATTAATTCATTTCCATTTAAATCAACATTATTACTTAACGTAATGTTACCAGAACCAGTTCTTGTTGCGATTGTATCTACTTTAATTGTTGACATATCTTTATCCTAATAGGTATCCCATAAATCTACATTCT